GATGAAATTGACCTTGCCTCAAACAAAATTCTTTGCCTCCAATCTATTCTTGAAGGAAAAGGAATTTTCCTCAAGAAGACTGGCCAATACATTGCACCCACAAAAGGTTTCCAAGTATTCGCAACCGCAAACACAAAAGGTAAAGGAAGTGATGATGGACGATTCATTGGTACTAATGTGCTCAACGAAGCATTCCTTGAAAGGTTCCCTGTGACATTTGAACAGGAGTATCCTACTCCTTCAAGTGAATCTAAGATTCTTGGTAAGGTTGCTGATTCTCTTGGTGTGGATGATGATGAGTTCTGCAGTCGTTTGGTTGATTGGGCTGACATTATTCGCAAAACCTTTTATGATGGTGGTATTGATGATATCATCAGTACTCGTCGTTTGGTTCACATTATCAATGCTTATTGTATTTTTGCTGATAAAGCAAAAGCAATTGAGGTATGTCTGAATCGTTTTGATGATGAGACAAAAGAATCTTTCATGGAACTGTATGACAAAGTTGATGTAGATTTTCAAATGCCAGAATCAGATATTGACCAAAACTCTGATTCTTGATATAATATGACTAACTCTTGGTCTCTACTATATGAGGAACTAAAAATGGGTGAAAACTTTGAAGACCGTTATGAAGACAAATTTAATAACACATATGACTTTTGGACTTTTGATGAAAACAGTATGGTAGGAAATCCTATTCCTGGTGCATCAAGTCCTGATACAATTACATTTTCAGGTGATATTCATGCAGCAGCAGAAGTCCCTATGACCACTTTATTTGGTGCAGTTGGAGAAGACAGTCTCTCCTTTGATCTTAAGATTCCTGATCTTCCTACCACTGACAATAACAATGGTCGTTGGAAATACAATGAAGATGTAATCCTTAAGGAAGTTCGTGATTATCTTGGTGGCACCTATAGGTCTCACTATGCTTCTCCTGAATCTAAAACTCAGACACTTGATCTGATTGAATCTGTTGGTGATGCAGAACCATTCTGCAGATCTAATGCTCTTAAATACCTTTCTCGTTTTGGTAAGAAGGATGGAAAGTCTAAGCAGGATATCCTGAAGGCAATTCACTACTGCATTCTTCTTTACCACTTTGCTGGCCTCTGTAATGAAAATACACAACCTTATGAAACTTTCTGATACCACTACCACTCTTCTCAAGAATTTTTCCTCCATCAATCAGTCTATTCTTATTAAAGAGGGTAGTAAATTGAGGTCTATGTCAGTGATGAAGAATATCCTGGTTGAGGCTAATGTTGAGGAAGAATTTCCTAAAGACTTTGGAATTTATGATCTTAATCAATTCCTTAATGGTCTCTCACTACATCAAAGTGCTGAACTTGATTTTGCTAACAATGAATATGTTGTTATCAAAGAAGGTAAGATGAGGTCTAAGTATTTCTTTGCTGATCCATCTGTGATTGTGTCTCCCCCTGAAAAAGAAATTGCCCTTCCTACAGAGGATGTGTGTTTTGTTCTTACCAGTCAACAACTGGAGAAACTGAAGAAGGCAGCATCTATCTACCAACTGCCTGATGTGTCTGCAGTTGGTGAGAATGGTGTAATCAAACTGGTTGCACGTGATAAGAAAAATGATACATCAAATGATTTTTCTATTGTTGTTGGTGAAACAGACCAAGAGTTTGTTTTCAATTTCAAAGAAGAAAATTTGAAGATCATTCCTGGATCATATGATGTTATTGTTTCTTCAAAACTACTTTCACGTTTTTGTAATCAAAACATTGATGTTACCTACTTTATTGCTCTTGAACCAGATTCTACATTTGGATGAAACATATTCTTTTTACCCTTAAGGGTTGTCCGTTTGAACTCCTTGATGACAAAGAGTTCATTCGGATGCTTATGTATAGAGTAACAAAAGAATGTAAATCTACTCTACTCAATCTAGCAGTACATAAGTTTGATCCTCAAGGAGTCACTAGTATTGCCA